CTCTATTTATAGTTTGTATATGAACATTACCTAAAGAAGAGCTACTTAAAGCAGTTACATATTGCAAACCAGGTCTTTTTACAAGACCGATAACAGGATTGCTATCAGCATTATCTTGTATATCAGCATGATCAGATTGTTTTGTAGAATCTGAAGACTGTGATATACCTCTCAGCAGTGTTGGAATTGCTCGTGATATAACACCCATAGTTATCTGATTAATACGTTAGCTGGTGAGTAAGTTTCAAAGACACTTGTAAGACTAGGATCTCCTCTTAACAGGTTGTGATCACCATTTGCCAAGTCTGTTTCCATCAGTATAGCTCTGGCTCTTACTTCGTCCTGTTGTGTATAAGTTCTTAATCCATCATCACTAACTAATCTATCAACAAAGATACGAGCAGCTTTAATTGTTATATACCTTCTTGCAGGTTCTGGAATCTCATCAAAGGTTCTAAAATAAACCACAGTGCAGATAAGATCTTCATCAAACTCATACTTGTTATTTAACCTGTCATATAACTTTAAACCACGTTGTATTGCATCAATCGTAGGGTGTTGATGAATATTAGGATCAACTCTTAAAACGTCTGTAGAAAGGGCTACCTGATTAGATCCATCTTTAGTAAGAGTGACATCTATTTCAGTATTAAAAGACCAACCTTCAGATTGGACTTCTTTGTTTACCTCAGTAAGAGTTGATTGTGCTAAACGAGCATCAACAGGAAGAGTACCTGTAAGACTGTTAATAGGAGCTTCTCCTATAGCAGCTAACATTATGTTGATGCTTTCTAGTTCAGTGGTTGCAGCTACAGTCATGGTTTAGTACTTTTTTATTTTAAGTGAGTCTCTATTACCCATCTTTTTCTTTTTTTTCTTCTTCATCATTTTTCCGTAAGCCATAGTGTTCTCCAAATAGTAGGAAAAGAGTACCCATTGCTGAGTACCCTTTTGTGTGAATTAAGAAGCAGATAACTTGATTGTAGCTGCACACTCAGGACGGAGGATTCCGTGACCAAGAGCATACTTAGCAACCATCAATGTACCTTGATACATGATGCCATAGTCCTGACCACTGATTTCAGTTGTCATGTCCATAAGCTTCACAGTACCAACTGCTGACTTGTGGAATACAAGACCAATAGTTTTGCTGTCATCACCTGCGTAGCTGTTGTTTGTACCAGTAACTTCAGATGATACGTTTGACTGAGGTATGTTGTTGCTCATCATTACAGGAATACCTGCGATTTGCTGTACACGACCTGATGCAAACGATCCGTTGCCACCTGGGTTAAAGTCAACATCTACTGTTCTTGTAGCTGATTCAGCTAACTTGTAGTACTCAGCAGGTGGTAATACACAGAAACGATCTGTAGGTGGGATGTCTCTTTCATCAAATGCTTGAGCGATGTCATAGATAGCTGCTGCTAACTCATCACCTGATACGTTTGCTGAAGCAGTATTACCAGAAGCAAGAGTAGAAACTAATCCACCACTGCCACCTGTAAGAGTTGTTGAAGCTCTTGAAGCATTAGCGATTACCTTTGCTACGTTCTGATCATAAGTTTTGGCAAGTGCCTTACCTAATTCATCAGCGTATGTAGCTCTGACATCGTAATGATTCTTAAGCTCGTCTAAATTTGAGACGAATGCTTGTGATATTAAAAGATCATCAATAGAAATAATCTTTTCATTTGCCAAGATCTGGTTTGCTCCTACGAGAGGATGCCCTGGTGTATGATACGAAGCTGTAGCTGCACCTGTAACAGGGAACTGTGCTGATTTACCAGAGGTAATAGTTCTGACAGAATGTAATGCATCGTTGAAGATGTTGTTTCTAGCAAAGGCTGTTAGAACCTCTCCTGAGAACACCTTCAAAAACAGAGCATCAAAGCCTGTTCCAGAATTATTTACCAGACCCAGGCGTGAAACTGTAGCGTTAGCCATGAGTTAAACTCCTTTGGATTGATTTAAAAAATTGAGAAACTAACTTCACTACTGTCTGTTCTCTCCAGTGGTATCTGACGCATCAGGCACTTTTGATATTAAGATTTTCGCTTTGTTAAGTTTATTTTGGGCAATTCCACTTGCGTAAAGCAAGAGCTTTGCGTGTCAACTTACCATCTTTCTTTAACGGTCCTTTTACCTTTTTCATTCTTGCACAGAAAGAATTTCTTCTGGCTTTCTGTCTAGGTGAAAGACCTGTCTTTTTAGTAACAGGGGCTTGCAAGTTTCCACCTGTTGCTTGGTTATATTTCCTACGACCAGAAGCAGTAAGACCCCCTGTGGGATCTTTGTCTTTCTTGGTAAGAGATACTCCCTTCGACATAAAGGAAAGATAAGCAGTTAATTAAAATATAACACTGTTATGCAATCTTTAAACTATCTCTTCTTTTTTTTCTCCTATGTTGATAACTAATTTTCTTTGGACCTGTCTTTTCTCGTTTGAATTTATTTGTTTCTTCTTTAGTCATTTCTTTTGTAGTCTTTGGTGTTTTACTATTAACTCTTTTACTAGGTCTGCAAGCAGGGTAAGGTCTACCTTTCTCATCCTTCCCTCTACCACAGTCTTTCCCTGTTTTTACATCCACCCACTTTTCATCAAACCATCTTTTAAGACTCATTTACCTATTTGTTTTTGTGCTTTGTTGTGAGCAGATTTAAATGATGCTCCTTCACGCATAAGCTTTTTCATCATGTCCATATGTTTTTTGGAATGATGTACTGAATGTTTTTTCAGAGTATTAATCTGACTAAGACTTAGCTTTGCCATTTTTCTTTTTCTTAGAACGTAAGATCATCAGATCTTCTCTAGTGATTTTGCCATCACCAGTTTTGTCTAGTTGTTTTTGTTTTTTAGATAAGGGCATAATTAAGTTTTACGATAACCTCCACCACGTTTTTTATAAGTTCTAACCAACCAAGCATTAGCATAAGCAGAAGGATAGACTCTAAACTTCTTCTTTGCTTCTGACTTTACTTGTGAATAAAGTTTTGGGTTAGTAGGTTTGTTAGCCATAGTTAACTAAATACGTCACTGCCACCTAAACGTCTTTGGACATCTTCGGTGTAGGTAACATCTTTACCATAGCGTGGATCTGACATAGCAGTAACTACTTCTGCTGTAGATCTGTAAGGTGTAGGTCCACTGGAGGAAGCCTTGCCTGATACTAAGTTTGGTTCGACACCCATAGCGTTATTGTATTGAGAATAAAGACCTTGTACTGCAAATTTAATTGCTGTTGCATTTGCTGTTTCAGTTAAAGAATTAAACTCTTTCACCTCTTCAGCAGGGAGATTGTCTATAGCCCATGCCACCATCTTACCGTAGTTGTCATCTCCACCGACTGAATCTTTAATTCCTTGTATCTGAGCAGTAGCAATATCTTCACCAGAAACACCAGTAGCATTTCTTACTCCATCAAGATAGGTATCTATAACTTGTTTAGAGAACCCTGCTTCTTTTAGTTTGCTGTAATCATCTTCATTAATCTCACCTGATTCTGTAAATCTGTTAGATATTTCCTGTGGATCAATACCAACTTCTTCTAATACTGAAGCAAGACCATCACCATAAAACTCTTCTGCATTAAATTCTGGTTCGGTAGTTTCGGTCTGTTCTTCTTCTGTTTGAGGTTGATCTTCTTCTGTTACCTGTCCTAACTTACCTTCCAGTTCTTTATAACTGGCAGCTAAATCTTCTACTGATTTAAACTTACCTAGTATTAGACCGTTCTCATCAGTTTCATTTTTTGCAAGGGTTTCTAAATCTTGCTGAGACATTGGTGGAGTCTCTGTGACATTTACCTGGGATGAAGTCATAAAATTTGTTTAGTTATAAGTCATTGTACGGCCATTCTTGGTTTCGACCACTTTTGGCTGATTTGGTTTAGGGTTATCATTAACACCTAGCTTACTTACAACAGCCTTTGCTGCTTCAGTTTCTGGTGTTGGATCAGGCTTCTTGGTTGGCATTAGTTTCCTCCGTTACTTGTTGAGCTTGAGCATTATTTTTAGGATCTAATAAAGGAGATCCAAGAGCAGCAGGTCCGAGATGTTGGATAAGTTGCTGCTGTTGCATAGCTTGCATCTCAGCCTGTATCTCTTCCTGTGTCTTCACTAGGTTAGCAGTATCTATTCCTATTGAATTTGCTAGTCGTTTTATTGCTTCATCTACATTCATGTACTGACGCATTATGTCTGGACCTAA